TTGTAATCGAAAAGTCATTTTTGTTTTACCACCCACAAGGAATTCTAACCTTGTCTCGGTATACCCTGACGTAACCTGGGGTATGACTGTTGCCTGGGATGTATTCTTCACGATACTCCTGCCTGTAGCAGACCCTTTGAGGTCTTGGGCGTGAGTAATGATGATGATGATGGTGGTGATGGTCCTCAGTGAAAGGCTCCCAAAACTCTTTCCAGGTTACTGCTTGAGCAGGAGATGCAAACCCAACTAGCACCACCGAAGCAGCAAGTAGTTTTGCCTTGAGGGCAGCACGACGCTTCTTCGCTTGGCGCAGTGCCTGAGGTTTCAAGGTGCGCTTTGCTTCTTTCTTAGAATGGTGTTGCCAGTTGGGTGTTGTCATCAGTCGTCCTCAGCGAGTCGCTCGAAGTATGAGAGGTCCACATCATCGGACTCCTCTTTGAAAGATTCTACACGAGTGCCAAACCCTTTAGTAGGGGGCGGTGTGCCAGTTTCTTCTTCGTCCTCGAAAGACTCATCAAGGACGTTGCCAACACGAGGGGACTGCTTCAGCACTTCACTCAGACGCTTTTCCAATTGCTCATAGGTCTTGAATTGATCTTGAGAATTGAATGCCTTCAGAGAGTAGGAGCGACGCCAGATCTCTTCCAGTTGATCGTCATCGAAGTTGCCGAGAGTAGACGGGTTGGCGAAACTAGACTTATCATAATTCCAGTATCCAGCAACCTTACAGATCTTCAGTCGGAAGTCTGCACCCTGCCAAAGATCGAAGGGGTTGATGGGGGTCTCATCTTCAAACTCAGGTTGTGCTGCAGTGCGAATCTTATCATAGATACGCTTACCATATTTATACAGGAAGACTTTTCCTTCATTCTCAGGATTCATCTCGTCCTTAACAACATAAATGTTGCTGTAGTAGGACAGTTTACGCTTCTGTTTCCGAGCGGTCTCCTTGTCTGCATCGCTGCCACTATTCCACAACTCTCGGTTGAGGTCGGACACGGGGTCCTTCTGATTCAAAGTGGTCAGAGAGTTTTCAATATACCATCCACCAGGACCTTGGAAAGCGTGACTCCACACCTGCACCCAGGGGAAGTCCTCACCATCAGGCTCGGGGAGGAAGCGAATGACTGCGTAACCGTTACCACTCTTATCCAAGGTGGGTTTCCAGAAACGCTCGTCTACGTTAGCACCAGCGGGTTTAGAAAGTTTCTCAATCTCTTTGGTCAGTTTGGCGAAGGAAGATCCAGAAGACTTCTTCAGTGCTGCAAAAGACATGTTTGTATTCTCCGTATTTAATGTGTGTGGTCTGTGTGCCACCATGTAATGATGGCATAGTATTTATGCGTTGTCAAGTGGTGGATTTCAATTCCCGACGCCACTCCTGAAGTTTGTCCTCCATCATCTGAAGGATCTGCATGAGATTCATTCCGCCAGAATAGATCTCAGACATCTTGTCCACTCGATCCTTGACGAAGGACACTTCTTCTTGTGTCCCTGGCTCGTGGGAAGCAAGGGCAAGACGAGCATAGAAGACTTTCTGCTTGGCAATTAACTCAAGAGTCTTCTCAATATGATCCAATTTTTGTTGGGGGTTGAAGTCTTTAAGACCTGCAGACATTTTGAGCAGATCTGTGTAGGTAGTCTGGATGTCTTCCATCTCTTTTGCTACCTGCTCTGTCTGGAAAAAACTGTCACTCACAATGGTAACACTCCTCTACTTGTTCGTTTTACATAATTGAGTTTTTGTGCATCCCATTTGAGTTTGTCCTTCAGAGGACGAGAGATTAGTTTGTTAACGATCTCAATTTCGATCTCATATTCCTCACAAATTGTGGTGACTGCCTCAATGTAATTCAACAGACCACCACTATCTTTCACTAACTCTTCAACTAATGATGTAAATTTGCCTTGTGTCATAAATTCCTTTTCAAGTTCATCCATTGGGCAGGACCTCCAGTCTCATTCTAGAGACTCCACCAGATTCTATCAGACCTGACGGAAAAGCGTTAGCAGCAATGGTCATTCTAGGCATACTTGTTGTGTTTGGTTGTGCATAATGCCTAATTGTGGGTGGAAATACTATAAACTTTCCAGGCTCAGTAGGCTCCTCATGTGTGAGGTGATATTTGAAGTCAGTATAGTCACCGAAGGGACTAATATTCGTTGCCGAGTAGTAAGGATTGGGATACAACCACACCGTCTTGTCTTGTGGCTCTCCTGTTGCATAGTAATTGCTAGACAGGAAGCAGTTGGGGTGGGTGTGGTCAAAGAAATAGTCACCAGGATCATTCTTGTTTGCCCAAGATGAAACCAGAGTCATTTTCTCTGCATGTGGTGCTATGTCTTGTCGGACTTCCTCTAGGCATTCATTGATCCAATCAAATAGATCTTTGAATTGAGGAAGGGTGTGCATGTCTTGACCCTTTGCATTTTGTTTGATGCCACCCCAGATATAATTTGTATCGTTGCGAATCCATTCCAACTTGGACATTTCATCGGCAACATATTCTACATCACCAGGATAATAGAATCTATAGAAGGGTATACCTAGGAATGTATCTTTCATAGGGACTTAACATACTCACGATACTCCTTGATGTAATCAATCAAGGTGTTTACATAATCTTCTTTGTTATATCGTTGCTCAACCTGCATCTCTCCGCTTTCAGAAACAGAGATAATGACAAGTTTATCAACCTCTAAACCAGTATGCTCATAATACATGTATGCATATGCTGAGCACTGGACGAAATAATTCTCTAGGTATTTAGTCTTCTTCAATTCCTTGGTAGTCTTGAAGTCAATTACAGCAAGCTCACCATCAAACTCAGCAAGACAGTCAACACGACCAGCAAGACCGAGAGCAGCAGAGTGAAGAGGGGATTCAATAAGGTGAATGTTATTGATCCGATCAAGATCCTTACGAGCAGCCCTGAAAAGGTAGTTGGTAAGACCTTGACCTTCCTCAGGTTTAAGTGATTTCTTATACATCTCCGTATACTCATTACGAAGATAAGACTCAACTAAATTGTGGAATTTCGTGCCTCTCCAAGAAGATGCCATTCGGATCTTCTCTGCTTCAGTGTGTCCAACACGTTGTTGCCAGGCAAGGATGCCTGCCTTGGACTGATGTCCAATAACTGTGGTGACAGAAGGCACCCAGGTGCCGTCAAGTTTATAGAAACGACCCTGGGTGAGTGTCCTAGATTCTAATTCAGGGATTTCACAAGGGGGACCAACATAATCAAACATAATGAATCAATAACCTAGACTGATTTTACTTACCAGATACTCTTTGACAAGTCCAGATCTAACAATGTCATCAATACCAAACTCAGTGCAGGTAAAGGAGGGCATATTCTTTAGGATCTTCATGAAGTCTAGGACTCCATCTTTCTCCCAATTTTTAACCAAGTCAGACTGGAAATAGTCTCCAGAGAAAATGATGCGACAGTTTTCACCAACCCTAGTGATCATTGAGTCAAGCTCGTGGAAGTTGAGGTTGGAAAACTCGTCAACAATAATGATGCAATCATCCATAGTAACACCACGGACGAATGAGGTAGACCAGAAAGAGATAGTTTCCTGTGCTCTCAGATTTGCATACAATGCTTCAAACGAATTCTCGTCTGGCATCTGGAACATATATTTTACCATATTCTTGTAGGGAATTTGGTAAAGGTTGGACTTATCTTCATGGTCTCCAGGAAGGAAACCAATCTCTCTGGTAGGGACAAGAGATCTAATCATATAGACCTTCTCATAGGGAGAAGCAGGATTTAGACACTCTTGCAGTGCAAGGTACAAACTAATAAAGGTCTTACCAGTGCCAGCGGCACCATGTAAGACCAAGTTTTGTCCTTTGGCAAAGGCGTCCCAAACAACTCTCTGATTATCTGTGAGAGGTTCGATGGTCTTGAGATGCTCCAGGTTGATTGGCTTCTTCCTTCGCATCTGCTTCGCAGTCATACCATTCTTGAATTCTGGCATGGTCTTCTTTGCTCTTGGCATTAGGTGTAATTACTAAGGTTTGCTCGTGGGTGCTCAGATTGGATCTTTTGCATCACCTCTTTGAATCCATCAGACTGTTTGGGTTTGCCGTAGGTAGTGCCTCCGACTCCCTCCATCCAGTCACGATCCCAGTCAGGATTTTCCTCCCTCCAGGTTGAGTATTCTTTCATGGTCATTGAGAGAGTTTGTTTCTCTCCTGTGACCTTATTTATCACGGGGTATGTAGGCATCATTCAATAAGGATAGAGGGTTGATCGAAGCACTCTTCATTGCACTTGCAGTCCACACAATCCCAGTCAAGTGCCTTGGCAGTGATAGGAAACTTGCAGATGAAATGTTGTTTGCACAGAGTAGCAATGTCCATGTGCTCTTTTTGTGTGCCATGGGCAGACCGAAGGTCGATGTAATGAATCCATGACCGCACAGAGCCAGTCATGTAAATTTTGGTGGGCGTTGCCAAGGGAAGCACAAAGCGAGCACATTCCTTTGCCACACCTGCCCGAAGCAATTCGTTGTAGAGGTCCATACCTTCAGCAAAATACTGATAGATACGACCGTGGAAGAATGCTTTATCCGCAGGAGAGATATCGTCAATAGAATTCTGTCGATTCTTAGTGTCCTGTGACCTCAGATCAGGGACAGGGATGCGATCGGACAGAAGATTGGTGTCAGCATAACGCTGAGAGAACTCCTGATATGTGAAGGATCTATGACGAAGTATTTGAGCTGCGATGCCCCTGGTAGTGTTAATCTCAAGGGTCATATGCGCCTGCTCAAAGACGCTCCAGTGCCCATGTTTGATGCAATAGGCAAGGAGACCAGCAACGTTAGGGTTTTCCTGGTTGCTGGGGTTACTCACACGAGCAACATACCCCATGGTCTTCTCTGCATCTGGAGTAGCAGACACAAAGCAGACCTTAGGGGTAGCAATTTCAATAACAGGTTTAGTCATTACGATTAAAGAGGATTGAGGACATTACAACAAGACCAAACGCTTTGAGGTAACCGATAGTTGCCAGACCAAACAGTCCAGGCATCAACCAATTCCAGACTAGCATAAGAATCACAGGACTAACAAAGAGTCTAGTGAGAGCGGCAACAACTTTCTTGCCCATCTCAATCTTCTCTTTCTCCTCTAGTTGTTTGATGAGATCTTCTGCCTCAGGGAGTGAGATGGTTTGTCCCTCTTCCCTGGGTCTCCTAGGGTCGAAGTAGACACTCATGCACCACGACCTCCCCAGATGATCTCAGGGAATGCTTCATCAACAACTGCCTTGGTGATCCTATAACGCTTACCAAGGGACTTATTGATTGCCTTAACCAAGACCTGTGCCTCTTCACTGTGAAGACCTTCCAATGTCTGAATAAACATCGTCTCAATCTTCATCTGAGGGAGATGATCCGCCCCACCCTTAAAGTAATAGTAAAACTTACTTGCTTGGGTCTCAAGGACAGTATGCTCTGTCCCCTGGGGTGCATCATTAGGTTTGTAAGGCACATCCTCACCAAGAGGGACTCTCGGTTTCAGGCTGTCATCATAATTCATAATGAAGATAGTCCTCAGAGCACTACTATTGTTGTCTCTGAGGATCTTAATCTTCTCTTGTTTTGTTTTTGCATTGTGTGCTTTTTGTAGCACTTCAGAGATCATAAGTTTCATCAATCATCCTCGTCATCAAATACATCGTTATCGATACGCAGGTAAAGAAGTTGCTGGTCTGTTAACTCTCCATCCTCATACATTTCGGGGTGCATCTTAATTGCTGCGTAGTCTGCCTTGGCGATCCAAACATCAAAGACATCCTTTACATTCCAAGATACTAAGAATCCAATAAAGAAACTTCCAATCGTGAGGAAGAAGGCAATATAAAGAAAGGATAAGTCCTGCATACGTTGCCCCCTAATTTGTCCAGTCAATAACTATTTAGTCTTCCTTCGGGAAGTTGTTTTATTTTTCGTCCCAGGTTTGCGTCCAGGCTTTCGCTCGGCAGCATACTTCCAGGAGTCTTCCAGCATACCATAAAAGTATGTCTTTAACTTCTTGGCCTGCTGTTTCGTTAGATGTGCGTAGGCTTCCTTGAGAAATTTATCCTTCCCTTTGGTATATGTTTCCAGGTCCATGACCAACTCACTTAACCTGGCTGCCGTGGGGGATTCGATAAACTCTTGTGTATCACGCCGAGTCCACTTACCCAGTTTCAAGTAGTCGTACATCTTAAAGATGTATCGGTCATCAGCAAACGCAGAGTCGATCGCTCGATCAACCAACTCATACAATTCATGGGTGTTAATTTGGCTCATCACAGATACTTGTTTTCCCTCAGAAATTTAACAGCTTCGGTGCATCCACCGACTTTTCTACCACCAACAATAACTTGTGGGAATGTAGCACGCTGACCAAACTCAGCGTAGAATTGATCCCTAGTAAAGTTTGTGTTGAGCACATACTCAGCAAAGGACCAACCATTCATATTATACACCTCTTTGATCTTGGTGCAATATGGACAACCTGGGCGAGTGTAAATTGCTGTGTGCGATGGGGTTTTAGACACGTTTACCTCCAGAAATAAAAAAAGGGGTCCTAAGACCCCAGTATTTAGTTGACTATATTATATCAGAAGCTATACTTCAGACCAGCCTTAGTGCCGTAGCTACGGTCAACACCAGCAACGCCCGAGCCCTTGAAGGACACTTCGCCGTAAGCGGAGAGGGAGTCGGTCAGACCCACGCCCAGACCAGCCTTGCCAGAGGGCACGGTGTCGGTAGCACCGTTGTCAGGAGCAACGATGGTAGCGCCAGCTTGGACATACCAGGAAGAAGACTCGCCCAGAGCACCCTCGTAACCCACATGGGTGTCGATATCGGTGCCGCTGTAGTTGCTACCAGTAAAACCAGAGTTAGCTTCCACGTTGACATAGGGACCTGCGAAAGCAGCGCCAGCAAACAGGGGGGCAGCAGCAGCTGCAGCGATGAAAGATTTGATCATTTGAATTTCCTCGTTAAGTTTCTTCCGGAATGGTTACCCGCAGATGGTGGGTCGGATCGACTTCCCGACCGCCTGTGTATTGTAGCACAGATCCGAGTAGTTGAGGGATCATCAGTGTTACATAATATATATGAAGTTTTACAACTTCACATTAAACCCATTTGGAGTTGCCACATACAGGTGATCCCGAAGATCTCTGTATGGTCAGGAGCATAAAAGAAATCTTTGTCACAGCACTCAGGAGACTTTCTGTTGCGAGACCAGACGGAATATGCTTCATTGATAACTGCTGGTGAATTCCACCAGCGATCAGCAACTCTCTGACGGGAGTAAGTGGATACATCAGTCCAAAATGACGAAGCATATTGCGATCCAAATTGATAATGGAAAGCAAGGGCATCCAAATATGCTTCAACTGCACGGCGGTATGTTAGATTCGCATTCATCTTTGACACTTCACTACGAGATCCATGCCAGAGATACTGGATGATTCTTTTAGCAAAGAAGTCATAATGAAATAGAGACAGTGCCTGCAGTGGCTCAAAGAAAAGCAAGGCGTTTCCATTGAGTGCCAGTTTGTCTGAGACAATCATACTTGGGGAGTATGATGGTGTCCATTTTAGCACCTTTGCATCTTCTGGACAATAGGTCAGAGCGATGGTTTCAGATAGGTGCTCCCTCTTATAGAGGAATCCACTACGACAAATACCCAGGTTTGGAAATGGTAGTGTAAACTTCCATCCATTCTCATGGGCAAGGTGATTGGTATACTGAGGGTCTAAGACATCAGGATCCAATTCCTCTGTGTAGTATACCACAGAATTAACTGTGGGAAGCTTGATGGGAATACGAAACTTCTCATCAAACCCAGCACATGATATCACAAAGTCATATGATTCGTAAAGGACTTCGGGACTTC